AATGCAGACCTGCATGGTGCAAACCTGCGTAATGCAAACCTGTATGGTGCAGACCTGCATGGTGCAGACCTGCGCAATGCAGACCTGTATGGTGCAGACCTGTGTGAGGCGAACCTGCGTGATGCAGACCTGTGTGAGGCGAACCTGCGTGATGCAGACCTGCATGGTGCAAACCTGCGTAATGCAAACCTGTATGGTGCAAACCTGCGTGAGGCGAACCTGCGTGATGCAGACCTGCGTAATGCGAACCTGCGTAATGCAGACCTGCATGGTGCAAACCTGCGTAATGCAAACCTGTATGGTGCAGACCTGTGTGAGGCGAACCTGCGTGATGCAGACCTGCGTAATGCGAACCTGCATGGTGCAGACCTGCATGGTGCGAAAAACATGGATAAAATTACTTGGTCAATTTATACAACGTTTTATCCGTTGCAGTGTCCTGAAGAGGGCGAGTATATTGCGTGGAAAAAAGCTGGTTACAAAATTGTCAAGCTGAAAATCACGGAAAGTGCAAAGCGCTCTTCTGCAACATCTCGAAAATGCAGAGCAAGCGAAGCATTGGTTCTTGATATCCAATCCGTTAACGGCAAAGAGCATTTCAGTGAGGCTGCAAGCGATAGAGATTCTAAATTCATTTATCGTGTCGGCGAGATTGTCAAAGTAGATGATTTCGATAAAGACAGATGGAATGAATGTTCGACTGGAATTCATCACTTTATTACTCGCGAAGAAGCTGTTAAATACAACTAAGGAGAATCTGCTATGAACAAGAATCCGTGTTTCAAATGCGCAGACCGTTGTGTAGGATGTCATGGTTCATGCGAGCGATATGGCGAGTGGCGCAAAGAATATGAATGCAACGCCAACATCATTCGTGAATCCAAAGCAAGGGCCACAGATTATCTTGCGGCTCGTCGTCAGCTTCAGTTTACCAATATGGCAAAGTGGGGTATGTGATGATGAGAGGTGAAAGAATCATGGTTGGTGCGATTGGCATCCTGACTGTTGCAAGCCTTGGCATTGGTTGCCGTGCGTATATGCTTAGGCCTGAGCCATACGATGTGTCTGCTAACCGCATGACAACTATGCCCGAAGAGGTTTGGAAGCCAGAATACGATATCCCAGCGACTGAGTATGCGTACATCACGGATGAGCGGCTTGCCGAGATTGAAGCACAGGAGGCTCAGAGTATTGAGGACGCGCTGTTGGCTCAGGCGACCAAGATTGACAACGTGACCGTCACGCATTACTGTACTTGTAAAAAATGTTGCGGCAAGTCGCCTGACCATCCTGCATATGGCATCACAGCATCAGGACGCAAAGCTACGCCATATGTCACGGTCGCCGTTGACCCGTCTGTAATCCCGCTTGGCTCAGATGTTTTGGTAGACTATGGCGACGGCGTGATTGAATATTATCGCGCGGACGATACAGGTTCAGGCGTTGGCGGCAAGCATATTGACCTTTGCGTTTCGAGCCATCAGGAGGCAAGAAATCTTGGCGTGAGAACGGCAACGGTTTATGTTGTGCCACAGGAGTAAGGAGGAATAAGATGCAGGAAACTTGCGTTGAATTTATCAAGGGCGAATCAACGCTGTCATGGTATAGCTCTGACAGCAAATGGATTGTGCGTATGATGCAGATTGCCAATGAGCGGCCTAATGAGGTCGAGATTATTTGCAAGGATGAAGATGGGCTGATGGTTCATTGTCCGGCATCATGGTTCAAGCCGCCTAAGCCACCTATCAAGCGTGAACTTACGCCCGAACAGCGAGCGGAAGCAGCTGCACGACTCAAAGTCGCTCGTGAATCCAGATAAATAATCAGGATTTTGACTGCAATTTGCAACGCCATGTTGTGTTGGGTGTAATTTGATGGATAGAATTTTATTGCGAATTTGAGCTCGGTTTCCGATAAGTTGTGTGTAAAAAATATTTTAGAAAATTTTGAAAAAGGTATTGACATGGCGGCAAGGCTATGATACAATACATGATGTCAGGATGCAAGAGTCCTGACGGGGCGTCAAGGATGAAGCGAGAAGGTAATGTTCTTCAACTCGAATGGCTGGTAAGAGGATAAATAATCCAGCCAATATCTGGGTGTAGCTCAGTTAGCAGAGCGCTTGCCTTGGGAGCAAGAGGCCGTGAGGGCAGGACTCACCACTCAGACCAACGCTGGTATAACTCAACTGGACAGAGTACCGCTCTTGTAAAGCGGAAGTTGCAAGTTCGAATCTTGCTACCAGCTCCAAGCCGTAAAATACGGCAAGTGTTCATGTTGTGGCTCTCCTTTCAAGAATAGTGCTGGGCAACACTTGAAACTGCCCGTTGGGATATAGCGGGTTAGCACAACGGTTTGTGTGCGTGGCTTTGACCCACGAGAAGGTGGTCCGACACCATCACCCGCTGCCATTTGCATCCTCAGCTCAGATGGTTTGAGCCGCCGACTTATAATCGGCAGACCGCTGGTTCAAGTCCAGTAGGATGCACCACGGGCCAGTAAGCGGGCCTTCATAGTAAACCTCCTATAAAGTTGATGCGGTCAAGCAGCTCTGTGGTTCGGGGAAAGCCATGGAGCTGTTGCCGCATTTTCTTTGGAATTTATGCTTGACAAATGGCTTGACATGTGCTATCATAGCATCAGAAAACAAAAGGAGAAATGAACAATGAATAAGGCTTATGTTGATTATCTAGTTGGCGAGCAGAAGAGCAGCAACACCATCAAGGCGTATGTCAAGGATGTTGAGCAAATGCTTGACTATATTGGTAAGCTGGAGGAGAATATCAGCTATGCTGACCTCCTAAACTGGAAAGCGAGTATCAGTGGTATGGCGTCGGCAAGCGTCAATCGTAAAATCGTGGCGGTCAGCGGATACTTCAAGTTCCTGCATGATGTGGATGTCATCAGCACCAATCCTGCGGCGAACCTCAAGAGCGTCAAGGTTCATAACAAAGAAAAGTTGGCTATGAGCCGAGAGGATATTGGCAAGATGCTCACCGTATGCACCAGTAATCGCCAGAAGGCTATGCTGTACACGCTTGGCTCGACTGGTATGCGCGTGAGCGAGCTGACAGGTCTTGGCTACAAGCAGTATCGTGATCGCGTTGACAACCAGCTTGTCATCACTGGTAAGGGCGACAAGCAGCGCGTGGTCTATTTGAATCGTCAGGCGGTCGAGGCTATCAACCTCTATATCCGTACTGAACGCAAGACTAGCAGCGAGTACCTATTCGCAAGTTCTCAGGGCGGCAAGGTGGACGCAAACAATTTCGATAAGACGCTCAAGGCGCTGGCTCGTAAGGCTGGAGTCAAGAACGCGGATGCTGTCAGCGCTCATACGTTCCGCCATAGCTTTGCTTGTATCCTGAGCGAGAATGGGACGAGCATGGACGTGATTCGTGATTTGCTTGGGCATTCCTCATTGGCCGTAACGTCCAGATATCTAAACCAGAATGCAAGCCGTATGCGTAGTGCTGCAATGGCCGTATCGTTTTGAATGGCGCAATGCCGTTTGAATAAATTCAAGAATGTAAAGGAGGTTCACATGGGAGATTATTCAGAGAGTGTCATCTCTGCAATCTATGAGCAATGTGCCGACAACAAGGATGAAATTGCAAAAATACTCGCGGCAATTTCAAACGACCCTCAAGAGTTGACACGTGCTTGCCGTAAATGGCTTGTTGACCATGACCGTTGCATTTATTGCGGCTCAAAGCTCCAAGTAATTCGTGGTCGAGAATATCATTCTGAGGTTGACGCATACGAGCCATATTGTGAGAAATATTGCCCAATTTGTGATTTAGGAGGCTAAAATGGACGAAAAAGATAAGGAATTCGAAGAATCCATCCGAGAGAAAATCGAAACGATTTGCAAGCAGCAGTTCACGTTGGGTATGCTGGCTGGTAATCGAGCTGGACTTGAAATCGTCTGGCAACAGGCAAAGGACATGACGAGCGCTAAAAAAAATCAAGAAGTTCATCAAAGAAAAGCTCGATGTGGCAACTACAGTTGTTGAGCGCAAAGCCGAGGAGGTCAAGCATGAAGAATAAAGATTCTCTGGTTCCCGTATATTTATTTGCTGGTGGTGTCCTGTTTTATAGCATCGCCATGCCGTGTTTGGATAGCATTAGTTGTGTGCTTCAGTCGGCGTGTAATCGAATCGTAGCCAAATGGCAGATGGATTTGAATGAGGCTCAAGCCGAAAGCAATGCGGCGGTTGAGGTTATCCAGCCAGCGGCACATCAGAACACTCAGGCCATTGGGTTTAACTTTGGCTATACGGAGGGCGAGGATGATGACTGGTGTGACAAGAGGTAAGCAGCTCTGGAATATCGTGTGTACACGATGCCAGTACCAGCGGCAATGTGATGAGCGATGTTGCGGACAGGGCGGCTATCAGCATATCAAGGATGCTGTGACGCGATACTATACGAGCCGTAGAGATTGTCCGCTGTGGATTGCATTTGAATCAGACAGGAGAAGTAAGGATGGCAAGCAAGAAGAAAATTGTAAATGATGTGAACGAGTTTGGAGCGCCTCCTGAGGACATGTTCTTTGGGCTGACGCTCAATGAGGGTCAGAAGATTTTCCGCGATGCTATCATGTCGGAAGATAAGCAGGTGGTCATTGCTAATGCCGTTGCTGGTAGCGGTAAGACCTTGATTGCTACAGCGTGCGCTCGGATGCTTCAGGCGTATCATGGCTATGACGGCGTTGTTTACGTGTTCAGCGCCAATCAGGAACAGGCGTTAGGGTATAGGCCAGGTACAACTGAGGAAAAAATCTTAGACTATAGGGAACCATTGGACGATGCGCTTATCAAGCTGAATGAAGACCCTGCTCGCGCCATCAGTTCCATGGATACAATCAAGATGGGTACGGCGTGGATTGATGCACGCCCCTCGACGTTTCTTCGCGGCGTGAATTTCAACCATAAAGTTGTCATCATTGATGAATGCCAGAACTTTACTGTTCCTGAAATCAAGAAGGTCATCAGCCGTTGCGATGATGCTTGTAAAGTTATCTTGATTGGTTGCTCGGCGCAGATTGATATCCCTGCTGACCGGTCATGTTTTGAGCGGCTGATTCAATATCTTGGCGCATATGATTTCGTCAAGGTTTGTCATCTGCCTATTTCTTATAGAGGAAGATTATGTGAAATTTGTGATAAATTTGTTTAAGAAAAGCGTTGACAAATTTATCAAAATGCGGTACAATATCATAAAGGTTAATAGGAGGTAGCTAACTCCTGTTATTTGGGAGGGTCTGCTTACACCAGACCCTCCACTTAATATTTCTTGTGTAAGGAGAATATGAAGATGAGTAAAGCATGGAACCGTATTGATATGACTGGTTGGGTTATGAAGGAACATGGCGTTGAGACAAGCAGATTAACCGTTATTAAACAAGTTGAAAGTCGCAAAGATTCAAGTGGTGCGACAAGAGGATTTTGGCTATGTCGTTGTGAATGTGGTAATGAAATTATTACAGATGGACGACACGTCAGGAATGGTAGTGTCAGGTCTTGTGGTTGTTTACAAAAAGAAGTTGTAGCAGATAATGGAAGAAACTCTGTCGACAAAAGAAGAACTCATGGAATGACTGGCACAAAATTATATCACACTTGGTGGAACATGAAAGCCAGATGTTTTGACCCAAACAATAAAAAATTTGATTGTTATGGCGGTCGAGGGATTGTGGTTTGTGACGAATGGAAGGATTCTTTTGAGAATTTTATGTTATGGTCGATTTCCAACGGATATTCAGACGAATTAACGATAGATAGAATTGATGTGAACGGAAATTATGAGCCATCGAATTGTCGTTGGGTAGCCTGGAAAGAGCAATGTAGAAACAAAAGAAATAATAAAATAATTACAATAGACGGCGAAGCAAAATGCTTACAAGATTGGTGCAATCAAGTTGGGATATCTCCCTCAACGGTTGAAGGTAGATGGAAGCGTGGTTGGGATGATAAAAAGGCGATATTTGAACCAGTTCGTCGTAAATAAAATTTGAATAACGCTTGACAACCCTCCTGTCTTATGGTACAATCCAAGTATCAACCAGACAGGAGGATTGATTTTATGCTCGGAATTGATGTTTACAAGAATGGTGTTCACGTTGCTGTAGTCCAGACGTACCAGAGCCGCAAGCTCAGTGATGGCGTTTATTGCATCAAGTTGCTTCATAGTTATCAGACGCTTGAAGCAATCAAGGCTGGATGGCATTTCGGCAATGACGACGGCAAAGGGATGGACTTGATTATTGAGAAGCCGTATGGTCGCATCGAGTATCGGTATTGTAAGGTCTCCAGTTGTCATTGGCCTTGCAATGATGGATGCTGGCCAGAGGTTTATCTGCATTCCACATGCAGAAAGGAGGTACGCAAACGTAATGGACAATCTTGAGAAAGCGCTAAATTGCTATCAATGTGCTCTGGATGATGTTTGCTTTGGGTTGACGTGCGCGGATTGCAATTTATACCAGCGGAAATATCTGAATGCGCAAGATACTATGGAGGCAGCTATCAAGCGCATCCATCAGCTCGAAAAATCAAATCGCAACTGGAGGCGTAAAGTCCAAAGATTGCGGAAAGAATTAAAGGAGGTAAAGTATGAAGGGTAAATGGAAATGGGTAATCTGGATGTCGATTTTAGCCGTGCTTAATGCTGGATGTGGCGTGTATAGCCTTAGCTGGCGACCTGATTGGCGAACTGCTGCGAGCTGGTTTGTATCTGGATGTTGTGCTATGAACGCGTTCTGGAGTACTTTACATGATGATGATGATGGAGGACGAGTGGTATGAAATCTTGGAAGAAAGTACGTGCTTCTGCTCGATTCGTTTATGCGACGGCAATAATTGGGCTTGTCATGAGCCATATTGAAAGTTCTCCATGGTGGTTAACTACCTTGTCGATTGTTGTGGCGATATTTATGGTTTATGAAGGCATTGACGCGCTGAAGGAGGATTGATCCATGACGTTCTTAGATTGGGCAAGCACAAGCCCCGTGATTCGATTTACAGCAAGCAAATACGATGGCCCACATTGCAATCCAAATGCCGCTTATGCTTATAAAGAGCGCAATATGCTGATGGATTGTGAGGAGCGCATTAAGACGGCCATTGGCGTTAAGGGCGGTCATGTGCTGTATTTTAAATGCGCAACAGAGGCTATTGAATGGCTGGTCAATGCAATAGGTGGCAGTAGATTGGCATGGTCGCATAGCCCATATGAGCATGATGCTTGTCTGATTGGAGCAACGGCGAAACCAAATGAAATTATCGGCGCGGATTTTTATATCCATCAATGGGTCAATCATGTCACGGGAGAAATTTTCGACTTGAAGAAAATTCGGGCAGAGTTAGACGAGGATTGCTGTCTGGTTGTAGATGCTACGGCTGGATTTGGCAAAGCCAAGCTGCCGCGAGACCTTGCCAATATTGCTGATGCGCTATTCATGTCAGGCCATAAGATTGGATGTCCAGAGCTTTCGTTCATGTGGCTCAACGACGAGCTTTGTGAATGGCTTGGAGCAACTAAGGATATTCGCAACCAGTGGGGCTTGCATCATGGCAGCTTGAGCGTGGCGAGCGTGTTGGCTTTGACTGATGCGGTTGAATGGGCGTGTGATGAAGAGGCATTGATTGAGCGAGAAAATAAATGGTTCGACTTAGCAATTAAACTCGACGCGGAACTAGATAAAGTAAACGTGAAGCGCAATTTTATCCCAACTGTGTCAGCAAGTGAAGCTGGCAAACCATTTGCCTTGGCCATCAATGCTATTCGCCTCAACGGCATCAACGCTGATGCCCTCCAGCAGTTCCTTGCAACGCGCGGCATCTACATTGGTGTAGGTGGTTCGGCTTGTTCTGCGGCGCATGATTATCGCGTGTTGCGGGCATATGGTCTAACCGATGATGAAGCCGCCGAAGTCATCAGGGTATCGTTTGGGCTTGAGACGACGGCAGATGATATCGAGGCGCTGGTTGAAGGCATCAAGGAATATCGTCGGCAGTTTTGTTAAAATTTAATACTTGACAAACCTCCTTTTGTGTGGTATCATGACGGTACTATGTGAGAGGAGGTTTTGTATTTTGGCCAACTATACAATCCTGCATCTACACTCGATGCTATCCAACGGCGTGACAAACATCGACTCGGTAACGCCATACGACCAGTATATTGACCAAGCGCATGAATGGGGTATGACAGCCATGGCCTTCAGTGAGCACGGCAGTGTATTTCAATGGGTCAAGAAGAAGCTCCACATGGAAGAGCTTGGTATGAAGTTCATCATGGCCGAAGAATTTTACCTGACCAACACGCTCGACGAAAAGATTCGAGACAACTACCATTGCTTACTCATCGCCAAAAATTATGACGGCGTACTTGAGTTGAACAAGTTGTCGAGCAAATCGTTCAACCGCGAGGACAATTCGTTTTACTATGTGCCGCGCATCACCATTGATGACGTCAAGAACACAAGCGACAACATCATTGTGTCAACGGCTTGCTTGGGCGGCGTACTCAACAAAGCGCCTGAGCCTATTCGGCAAGATTTTTTTGAGTGGCTGTGCCAGCATGCTGACCGTTGCTTCCTTGAGATTCAGCCGCATCTCGACCCTGAGCAAAGGCGATATAATCAGGCGTTGTGGAATTTATCTAAACGCAGCGGTTTGCGGCTCTTGATGTGTACAGATACCCACGCTTTGAATAAGGAGCATATTGAAGGCCGCAAGATATTGCAGAAGGCTAAGGACATCCACTTTGACGGCGAGGACAATTTCTACTTGCAGATGCTGTCCTATGATGAGCTTGTGGCGTTATGCAAGCTCCAGAATGCTTTGCCGATGGACGTCTACCTTGACGCCATCGAGATGACCAACACGGTGGCCGACATGGTTGAGCCGTTTGAGCTGGATTACAGCTACAAGTACCCGCACCTTTGGGGCGATGATAGCGAACAGGTGCTCAGAGCTAAGATTGCTGATGGCATCAAATGGCGCGGCGTAGACAAGCTGCCGAATTATCAAGACTATCTCGACCGCATTGAATATGAGATGAAGGCGTATATCCACAACGGCGCGATTGACTTTATGTTGCTCATGGAGGATATTATCGCATGGTGCAAGACGCAGGACATTCTTGTGGGCTATGGGCGTGGCTCATGTAACGGCTCGGTTATTGCTTATCTGCTTGGCATCACAGAGATGGATAGCATCAAGCATGGGCTTAACTTCGAGCGCTTTATGAATACCGAGCGTGTATCTCTGAGCGATATCGATACAGATTTTCCGCCGAGCAGAATCAATGAGGTTAAGCAATACATCTTCAACAAACATGGGCTGTATTGTTCGGATATCGTGACGTTCAATACCATCGCGCTTAAGGGCGCTATTCGTGATGCTGGACGTGCGCTCGAGATTCCGTTGGCTGAGGTTGGCGAAATTTGCAGTCGCGTTGAGACAGATGAGGATGGATGCCGCAAGCAATATCCGGAGTTGTTCAAGTATGTCGACATTGTGAATGGCTGCGTGGTATCGGTTGGCAACCATCCTTGCGGCTTGGTCGTATCGCCATACAGCATTGATGACCGCATGGGCTTATTCACAACATCGACAGACGATGTACCCATCAGCCAAATCAATATGAAAGAGGTAGACCTCCAAAATTACGTCAAGCTTGATTTGCTGAAGCTCGATACCATCGAGCTTATCAATGAGACGTGTAAGCTGGCTGGTATTGAACGCCTGACGCCTGACAATGTTGATATCAACGACAAGGCCGTATGGGATAGTATCAGAGATGATACCACGGCAATCTTCCAATGGGAAGGCGCGACAGGTGATAGATATATCAAGCAGTTGCTATCTGAGAGCAACATTCAGAAGTTTAAGAAGCTCAACCCCAACGTGGATTACATGACGCTGTTGAGCATTGGCAATGGCGCGATTCGTCCTGCTGGAGCGTCGTATCGTGATGACTTGGCCAATGGCGTTATCCGCAAATCTGGGAATGCGGCAATCGATGAATTTATGAAGCCGACGTTTGGCTATCTTGTGTTCCAATGCCAGATTATTCAATTTCTGCATCAATATTGCGGATATACTATGGGCGAGGCGGATATTGTTCGCCGTCACTTTGCTAAAAAAACGGGCACAGAAAAGGATATCCCGCAAATCAAGGCTGGCTTTGCTAAGACTATGGCCGAGCAGTATGGCATGAGTCAAGAGGAATCGGATAAGGTTATCGCGGATTTCATTCAGGTCATCATGGACGCGAGCAACTACCTGTTCAGCTTAAATCATAGCCAGCCATATAGCTATGAGGGTTATGTGTCAGGCTGGCTCAGATACCACTATCCGCTTCAATTCTTGACTGTGGCGTTGAATATCAACCAAGGCAAAGAGGAAAAGACGGCAGCTCTTACGGCTTATGCGCACAAGGTCGGCATTAGCATCAAGCCGCCAAAGTTCCGTCATTCCCGCTCGGCGTACTTCTGTGACACGACGACCAACTGCATCTATAAAGGGCTTGGCTCAATCAAGTACATGAGCGAACAGGTTGCCGAAGCGCTGTATGGTATGCGTGATATGCAGTTCGAGAATTTTATCGACGTGCTGTTTGCGCTCCAGCAGTTCAAGGATAGGCCTGATAGCCGCCAGCTTGACATCCTTATCAAGATTGGATATTTTGAGGAATTTGGCCCAGCTAAGGCGCTGTTGCTTGGATGGGAAATCTTTAGCAAATTTTGCTTATCTAAGAAAATAAGTCTTGACAAATGGGATAAGATGGGTTATGATATATCCATCCTAAAGGCCAACGCAACCAACATCACAGAGAAGACGGCTGGCGGACTTAATAATCGTGGGCTTATCTTGGGCATTCTGCGGTCAATGAAAATGCCGCGCACAACCATCTTCGATAAGCTCAGATGGCAAGCTGAGTTGCTTTGCTATGTAGATGGCTCTGACCCGCGCCGCGATGTTAATGAGTGGCTGGTATTGGATGTTCAGCGCACAAGCTATGGCACAATGTGGCTTAGACTATACAACTTGGCCTATGGTGCTGAACGATGCTACAAGGTTGACAAGCGATGGGCGGCAAGTCATAGTTGCAAGGCTGGTGATGTGCTCAAGGTTGTGTTGGAGGACAAACCAAAGTTCAAGAAACTTGATGATGGCAAATTCGTCAAGACTGGTGAGGCCGAGGCGGTTGTAAAAATGTTTAAGATTTTGGAGGTATGAAATTATGGACGCTGTGGAATTTGTTAAGCAGTTGAGGCGCATGGATAAAAGTGGGGTGCGGAAGAATCATTTCATTTATCCATTCGTTGGCAGAGAGACGGCTTCGCCAGAAGATGTTGTTGCCGAAGTTGAGGAATGGGGAAAAGAGAATCCAGTCAAGACGAGGCAGAGCGAATTTTTGAAGCAGTGGCCGAATGTAGCAACTTTTGATGATGGCATGATAAAAATCAGACCATGCAATCTTGATTTTAATATAAGAAGAGGATGCCTTGGCGTTGCTTGCGAGGACTGTCGCCGAGAATTTTGGATGCAGGAGGTGGAGTAATGGCTGAATACATTGAGCGCGAAGCGGCGCTCAGAGAAATTGAACGGTGTGAGAAGTTTATGGTTGGCGACAAGACTATCACGACGGATGCTATGAAAACGTTTATCAAGAATCGCCCAGCCGCTGACGTTTCGCCGGTGGTACATGCGCGGTGGGATGATTCTGGGCAATACACTTTTCCGGGAGGCAGTACGGCGGTTAGATGCACGAAATGCGGATGCGCATTGACAGAGAGCGAATACCAACTGCAAAACTGGAATTATTGTCCTGTGTGCGGCGCGAAGATGGACGGAGGTGATGGCAATGAGGCCGATTGATGGCGATGCCCTGATTGCTAAGCTGTATGCTAACCCGCCATATAACTGGGCCGAATATTTCAAGAAGATGGTTGATGCCGCGCCAACTATTGACCCGCTTGCTCTTGAAGACGAGGCAAACAGATGTGTGGTTGGTGGCTATCATGAATGGACGTTAAGCGATATCGGTAGCGATGAGGTTGGCAATCGCATCAACACGTATCAATGTCGAAAATGTGGCGAGGAGTTTAAGGTAAAGTTTGAGTGAGCTTGACATAACACTAACACTATGTTATAATATTAAATGCCGACAAGGCAGAAAGTGAGGATATAATATGAGCAAAGCAATTATGGTCATTGGGCCAAGTGGTTCTGGTAAGACAACAAGTCTTGAAAAGCTTGACCCAAAGCAAACCTTTTATATTGACGCCGATGGCAAGGGTTTGAGCTGGAAGGGCTGGCGCAAGCAATATAACACTGCGGCCAAGAATTATTACCGTTGCGATGACCCATCGTACATCTACGGTCTCATGCAGACCATTGACGCCAAGCAACCGCAAGTCAAATATCTTGTCATTGATACGTTAAACGGTTGCATGGTGGCCGATGAGATGCGTCGAGCCAAAGAGAAGACGTATGATAAGTGGATGGACTTGGCCCAGAGCGTGTATAGTATTGTCGACTATGCCAACAAGATGCGCGATGACCTGACCGTGATTTTAATTGGCCATACGCAGACCAGCGATGACGGCTTTACCTGTATGCTTACCAATGGACGCAAGCTTAACAAGATTTGCCTTGAGAGCAAGATGACCACGGTTCTGCTGTCGAGAATCAATGACAACGGCGAGTACGCCTTTGAGACCAGAGCGCGTAACAGCACGGCAAAGACTCCGCGTGGCGCATTTGACACTGATGAAATTCCGAACGACATCACTCTTGTGATTGATGCTCTGAAGGATTTTTGATAAAATAAAAATTTTTGAAGCGAGGTTAAAGCGTAATGAAAGCAATTAACAATTTTGACAAGATTCAGGAAAACAGCAGCTTTGAGAAGCTCCCCGTTGGCGGCTATATCATCAAGATTCTTGCGGTTGATGATGTTCCCGAGAAGGAATATCTCAAGATTTTCTTTGACATCAATGAGGGCGAGAAGAAGGGATTCTTTACTAAGGCGTTCAAGGAGGATACTCGCGCCGAAAAGAAATGGCCGAACGCCGGTTCGTTCATCCGTAGCTACAAGGAAAAGGCCCTGCCTATGTTTAAGGGCTTCACCAACGCCATCGAAAATTCCAACAAGGGATATAGCTGGAATTTTGACGAGAAGAGCCTTGTCAACAAGGTCGTTGGATTAGTCATTGGCGAGGAGGAATACCTCAACCAGAAGGGTCAGGTTCGCAAGCGTACTTATGTCAGTGCGGTTCGCTCTGTTGACACCATTAAGAAGGGCGATTTCACCGTGCCAGAGCTGAAGAAGCTCGACGCAACCAAGGTATCCAGCCAGACCAAGCAGGATGATTTTATTGACCCGTTCGCAAATCAAGATAAGGCCGCAAGCGACCCGTTTGCCAGCGCACCCTCTCAGGATGCCCCTGCGGCAGATGATACCGCACCTTGGGATACGGAGAACCCTTTCGCCTGAGATAAAAAATATTGAGAGGCGGGCTTGACAAAGGCTCGCCTCTTTGCTATAATATCCAACAGGAGGTGATGAGCTGATGGTTAACAGATTCTTGGTGGTAGGCACTTTGAGCGAATGTGCTATTCAATTCTATCGTACCCATATCAAGGTTCGCCTATCAATTGAGGTCAACCATCAGGCCATCACCATGCAACAAACCATTAGCCGCAAATGGAACGCTGAGCAATATCAGGCGTTATGCGGGGTTATCCCTTATTTTCACCCGCAGATTGAGGGAATCGCAACTAAGGGCGAGCATGAGCCGATATATACCATGCTGCCAGCAGACCAGCCAACGCGATTGATGGTAAGCGGCAACATCAACGAATGGCATGGGCGCATCTACTTCAACGCCCAGTACATCCGCATAGAGCCACGAGCGCCTGATAACATGACTATGGAGCTTGACGGCCAATGGGTAGATGGCCACAGGCTGGTCAATGTGGTTGGCGATTGGCCAAGAGCATTTAGCTTGGATGCTCCAGCGAGCTATGAGCGGCGAGCATATCGTTTGAGGCTTGGTTATTCGGCGGGATATATCGAGCGAGACGGCGTGGTTGACGATGCGCCATATGGATTGCAGATGTTGAGTTGCAAGCCGCTTGATGAATATATTGACGATGAGCAAATGAAGAAAATTTTGCTTGAGCTTGAAATTATGGAGGGTTGACATGGATAAGAAGTTTCGATTGTTGGTCTGTTGCGAGGAAAGCCAGCGCGTGTGTATCGCATTTCGTGCGAAAGGCTGGGAGGCGTACAGTTGTGACATTGAGCCATGCTCGGGTGGCCATCCCGAGTGGCATATCCAGCAGGACGTCTTGCCGCTCATCAACGGCGATTGTACATTCACGACGGTTGACGGTGTTGAACATCGCATTGACGGGCAGTGGGACTTGCTGATCTGCCATCCACCTTGCACATATCTAAGCAATGCTGGAGCAAGACATCTCTGGAAAGGGCATCAGCTTAATCAAGAACGATATGCTAAGGGGCTTGAAGCTAAGGCGTTCTTTATGAAATTTTACAACGCCAAATGCGAACACGTTGTAGTTGAGAATCCTATCCCATCGAAAATTTATGAACTTCCAGCATATACTCAGACGGTTCAGCCGTATGAATATTATGGGAAACGTCATCCATATACAAAAAAAACTTGTTTGTGGGAGCGGAACGTGCCTCAGCTTATCCCCATAAATCCAGTCGAACCAGTAGCTACTTGGTGTCCATCTGGCTCGTATAGCCATAAGCACGGAGCAAAACACAAAGGGATGTTTACGACGGACAGAGCAAAGAACCGTTCCAAGACGTTTGAAGGTATCGCTCAAGCCATGGCCGACCAGTGGGGCGCATACATTGAGGGTGAATCCAATGGCTAAAAAATCGACAAGCCCCGATGCGGCTGAACGCAAAGCCCTATTGGATTACATAAAATCTCTTGACCCTGATGCCAACTTTATCATGATCGGCTCGCAGCTCAAACGCATGACAGATGAGGGTATGACGTATGCTGGCATACGATATGCGTTATGGTATAGCATCAACGTCAAAGGCGCGGAGTATAAGGGTATAGGAATCGTCCCATATGTTTATGATGAGGCCAAGAAATATTGGCAATGGCAACAGAAGATGAAGGTGCAAGTTGCTGGATGGAAACAAGCCGATGAAGATGCCGTAGTTGTGCGGTATGATAAAGAGGAGGATGTATTTATATGAGTGCAGAATGGATTAGCGTTAAAGATGGGTTGCCCGAACCGCTTAAAGATGTGCTTTGTACGTTCAATAATGGCCGCTATGAGCCAAAAATTGTTGACCGCGCATGGATGTTCTTTGATGGCTCTTGGCCGTATGAGGAAATTTATGGCAAAGTTACGCATTGGATGCCATTGCCTGAGCCAGCAGAGGATGATTGAGTATGGCTATCTATGATTCACAAGCGACACGTCTATGCTTGGGCGTTATGCTCATCAAACCAAGCCTTGCTCTGAGCGATAAATTCCCTCTTACCAAGCAGGACTTTGAGCCGCAGATTTTCCATCTTAGGTTATATCAGGCCATCACAGCGTTAGCAAAACGTGGGGCACAAAGTATTAGCGCGATGGATTGCTTTAACCTGTGCTCAAACAATAAGACAGTCGCAGAGATTTTTACCACCAATAATCTGACAGACTTCGTTGACACCATCAAGCAACTTGTCAGCGTGGACAATTTCGAGCTATATTGGTCGTCCGTTCGCAAGGCAACCCTGCTTAGGGAATATGCTAAGGCCGGATTTGATATTAGCCGCTTTGAAGGAGATATGGCCAAGTGGAGCATCCAAGATATTCTCGACTACTATGACGGTTTAGCCATCAGCATCCGCAAGCAATTCTATCAGGATAAGAGCACCAAGGAACTCAAGGCTGGCGATGGCTTTGAAGCAATCAAGGAACGGTTCAAAGACGAGCCCGCCTTTGGCGCAACCACGTTTAGTCGATACCTCAACACGGCGGCAAGGGGTTGGCAACGTGGCCAGTTGACAATGCACGGCGCAGTAAGCGGCTCAGGTAAGACGGGTGTGGCGCTATACAATGCGGCGTTGGTTGCTTGTCCTGAGCTGTGGGACGATGAGGCTGGATGCTATCAGCTGAACCCATGCTATCAGCATAAAGCGGCGTTGTTTATCCAATATGAGCTGAATGACCAAGAGGAGCTTACGCCTAAGCTCATCGGTTCTATCAGCGGAGTTCAGACCTACCATATCCTCAATGGCCACTATAAGGATGGCGAGGAAGAGAGGGTAGATAAAGCCATTGAAATCTTACACGATTCCAACATCTACATTGTAACGATGCCGAGCTTTACGAACGACAAGCTCAAGACGTGTATCAAGGAATATGCAACGCTGCATAATGTTGGCTATGTGGTCTTTGACTATGTAAGCCAGCAATCGGCGGTAAGCAGCGACATTGCCAAGAAGAATGGCGTAGCTACTCGTTCAGACCAAGTGCTGTCAGATATTGTTTCCAACCTCAAGGATATTGCGGTTGAAAACAATGTAGCAATCCTGACGTTCTGTCAGACCAACGCCGCAGTCAATCAGCAGGAGATTCTTGATGCTGGTTGTTTGGCTGGTAGTCGCGCCATGCAAGATAAACTTGATGTTGGCGGGATTATCATGCCGTTACGGCGTCAGGAGAAGGAAATCGTGGCTATGATGGTTGAGGCTGGTAAAGCGTCTATTGAACCAAACCGTATCATCCATCTGTTCAAGGTTCGCTTTGGCAATCAGATTCAACACCTCAAGATATGGGGTAGGTTGGATTTGAACACAGGCAGATGGGTGGATTGCTGGTGTACAGATAGTGATAACAAGCCATATGAGATGACAAGAACAAAGCTGGTATATGCCAATGATTAACATTCAATCTATCAAGTCTCAAATCAACGCCGACAACATTATTGACCTCATGGATTCTCTTGGGGCAGATTATAATTTTGCATCAGCTCATCAAATTCATTTCAAGTCCATATGCCATGGCTCAGACAGTTATAAACTATGGTGGTATAATGACGATGCTGGAGGCCATCTGCATTGTCACAGGGATGGCGAGAGCTGGGATGTAATCGGCTTTGTTCAATTTATCAAACATCTTGATTTTCTTCCAGCCGTCGAATACATCTGCCAGACGCTTGACATTCATGCCGCAGAGGCATCAAATCGTGCCGATATTGACCCATGGCAGAAAGATTTGCGCCGATGGTTGCCAAATGCCGAAGCCGAGCCTGAGTCATTGACAACTTATGACCCAAGCGTGTTACGGCTGTTCAAGCCCATCCCCCATAAGTCATGGCTTGAGGATGGCGTCAGCAAGGCGGCTATGCACAAATTCGGCATAGGCTGGTATGGCCGCAATGCCCAAATCGCCATCCCTGTGCATGACCCTGATGGCAATCTTGTTGGCATCCATGCTCGTAATACACGCCGAGCCATTGTAGATGCTGGACGAAAATACGAGCCGCTGAGAACCTTGACACAGGATTATCGCTTTCCTACTGGTCGTGTATGCTATGGGCTATATGAGAACCAATCCGCCATCAAGGCCAACCACGAGGTTACGATGTTCGAAGCGCCAAAATCAACATTGCAGATGGCATCCATGCTTGGCGATGATGCGGCTTGCGTTTCGTTGTTTGGCTGGAATTGCAACAAGCTGCGGCGTGATATGCTCCTCGACCTTGGCATACAGCGGGTCAACATTGCACTTGACCGGCAATACCATGAGACAAGCGGCGATGAATTTGGCGTATATGTTCGGCAAGTCAAGAAGATTGCCAATCTCTTCAAGCCATATTGTCAAGTGGGTATAATCTGGGATAAAGAATCTCGCCTTGGGTACAAGGATTCACCCAGCGACAAAGGGCTTGAGGTTTGGGATAAATTATATCAAGAGAGGACGATTCTATGAGCTGCGAATATGAGCATCCATTTGAGCGCGTCATTGGCTGGTGGAACAACGATACTCCAATCACGTCTAAGGCGTGTTTATGCTGGGGTGAGAAAGAGCCACCAGATTGCCCGTACTTTTTGGATGATAACCAGAAAGATTGCCCAAGATATAAAGAAAAAACAAAATAATCCTTGACAACCTCCTTACGGTTTGGTATAATTGCAGTATCAAATCTAAGGAGGTTTTGTCGTTGGTTGACTATTATTCTTTTGGCATCACCTATAAAGCCAATCAGACCAAGCTACACAAGCTCTACAAAGAGGATGTTAAGCAGTTCAAAGAAGCCATCCACTCCAACCCTTATCATGTCCTCATTGACCAAGCTGGCATGAGCTGGGCTAAAGCAGACGAGTTGGCTGTAAACAGATATTGCAAGAGAGACGATTACAACCGATGTTGCTATGCCGTCTATGAGGCACTCAAGGCCAATGAGCAACATGGTAATACGCGCATAGTCGATTCAGAGCTGGCGCGTGAGGTTCACAAATTTGCGCCAGAGGTTATCCCCGTTATTGTCGAAGTCGTTAGCAATGACCCGCGCATCTGGTATGACGCGGCTCGTCATCTGATAGCGCTAAGTGGCACGCATAGAGCCGAGCAGAATATCGCCGAGCATATCAAGCGGCGGCTCAAAGCCAAGCGTGATGATATTGTCAATCGCGCCAAGCATGAGGGGCTTACGGATGAGCAGTTCAGCGCCGTAGAGCTTGCCATCAACCGCGATGTATCGATGCTCAATGGTTATGCTGGCTCAGGCAAGAGCTTCACGACCAAGGCCATCATCGCCGAGCTTGAAGACCGTGGGCTTAGTTATCAACTGCTTGCCCCTACTGGCATTGCGGCCAAGGTGCTACGCGGCTATACAGGTCGTCAAGCTATGACTATCCATATGTTCTTGACCGCGCCATGGAAGCCCGACTATATCATCATCGACGAGGCAAGCATGGTATCGGTTCATCTGCTGTCGGCGTTGCTTGACGCCGTTGGCAATAAGCCGCGCTTGGTATTCGTTGCCGACAATGCCCAGCTTGCATCTATTCAATGCGGCTCGGTAGTCCAAGATATCATTGATAGCGGCGTTGTTCCGCGTACACAACTTAACAAGATTTTCCGTTATAATTCGAGCGGCATTGTCACCATAGCAACTGATATACGCCAAGGTAGTTGCGAGCATTTGACGGATGATTTTCCTGATTATTTGTTTGAACAGGAGGACAATTCTGAGCCTATCCAGCAAGTGGTTCGGCATTATGAGGCTTTGACGGCTCAAGGTTATACGACTGATGACATCATGGTGTTGTGCCCGTTCAATAAAAATATTGGTGCAGACGCCATCAACGCGGCTGTGAGCGAGCTGGTCAACCCGAATGAGCCTGTTCGCAAGAATAGCGCCATCAAGATTGGCGACAAGGTTATCAACACAAAAAATGACTACTCTGCGGGAATCGACAACTTCATTGCCAATGGCGATATTGGCTATCTTCGCAAGTATCAACCTGTGCGTGGCGATGATGATATTGTGCTGGTGGATTTTGACAATGGCGAGCATAATGTCGGCAGCCTTGCTCGGCTCAAACAAGCATATGCGCTTAGCGTGCATAAGAGCCAAGGCAGTTCGGCCAAGGTGGTCATCGTGCTGATTGACCCAAGTCATGGGTTCTTCCTCTCGAAAAATTTAATGTACGTAGCCGTAACTCGTGCGCGTGAGAAGCTAATTGTGATTGGCGATGAGGATACCATTGCTGAAGGTATCAAGCGCGAAGAGCAGCTTGAAAGAAATACTGGGCTTGTGGAAATGTTGCTTGACAACCGCACATCCATTTGATATAATATAATGTGCCAGAAGGCAGAAAGGAGGAACCCTAATGACAGTAGCCGAACTTATCTGGAAGCTCTTGTACTATCCATACGATATGGAGGTCAAGGTCTGCGTAAGGCCGAGAGTTGAACCAGCGGCAAGTGTAGGCCCAAGCGTGGACATTGACACAAACAAAACATCAATAGTTATCTACGGCGATAAGCCCTATGATATGTTCAAGGAGGTAGCAGCAGTTGCAAGTTACAAAGCGTGATGGCCGAAAGGTCGAATTTGATTCAGACAAGATTGTCAAGGCAATCACCAAGGCGTTCGTCGAGGTTTATCCTGACGGCGTGACTGGTGAGATGCAGGAATGTGCGCATCGCATTGCCAATGAGGTTGCTAAGAGCGGCAAGAATATGACGGTTGAGGATATCCAGAACGTCATCATTCGTAAACTTATGGCGAGCAAATGGAAGGATGTAGCGGCGACATACGTTGAGTATCGGTATCGCCGCAAGCTCATCCGTCAGAGCAACACCACAGACAAGGATATCAAGGAATTGCTTGACGGTACGAACGAATATCTCAACGACGAGAACAGCAACAAAAACGCCATGTTAGTTCATTGCCAGCGTGACTATATGGCTGGTACGACCAGCACAGATATCTCTCGCCGACTGCTGTTGCCAAAGGATGTTGTGGCGGCACATGATGAAGGCATTATCCATTTTCATGACATGGATTATTTTGCACAGAAGAGCCTCCATAACTGTGAGCTTATCAATTTAGAAGATATGCTCCAGAATGGTACAGTCATCAACGAAGTAATGATTGAGAAGCCGCATCGTCTTATCAAAGCGGCAACCATCGCTACGCAAATCATCACTGCCGTCACAAGCTCGTCGTATGGTGGCGCAACTATCAACCTTGGTCATCTCGCTCCATTTGTCATTGACAGTTATGAACGCTATGTCGAGAAATATCGTATCAGAGGCGTTGATGATGCTATGGCGCATGAATGGGCACAGCTTGACACAGACAAGGAAATTGAGGATGCCGTTCAGACATTCAACTATCAGGTCAACAGCATGACCAATACCAATGGTCAAGCCCCGTTCTTGAGCGTATTTATGTGGATTGGTGAGAATCCTGAGTATGAAAAGGCAACAGCGGCTCTGTGCCGTGAGTTCTTGAAGCAGCGTATCAAAGGATTCAAGAACCCGCAGGGTGAATGGGTTACACCGGCATTCCCGAAGCTCTTGTATGTGCTTGACGAAAACAACATCCATGAAGACTCGCCGTATTGGGATATCACGGTTATGGCGGCTAAATGCACGGCGCGCCGAATGGTTCCTGACTATATCAGTGCCAAAATCATGCGTCGAGACAAGGTCGATAAAAACGGTAACGGTCAGGTTTATGGTTGCATGGGTTGTCGCAGCTTCCTGACGCCGTATGTTGACCCTGAAACTGGCAAGCCCAAGTATTGGGGACGTTTCAATCAGGGAGTTGTCACTATTAACCTCCCCGATGTGGCGTTAAGTTCTGGTGGAGACGTTAAAAAATTCTGGGAAATTTTTGATGAGCGCCTTGAGCTTTGTCATAAAGCTCTCCAGTGCCGCCATGAACGTCTTGCTCTGGCTACCTCCGATGTTGCGCCTATCCTCTGGCAGTACGGCGCTCTGGCTCGTCTGCCTAAGCACACGCCTATCCATCCGCTTCTGCATGGTGGTTACTCGACGCTTAGTCTTGGATATGCTGGACTGTACGAGTGTGTTAAGTACATGACCGGCAAGAGTCATTCGCACGGCATTGGATATTCGTTTGGCATTGAGGTCATGGAGCGCCTTAACGAATATACGGCAAAGTGGAAAGCGGCTGAGGATATTGATTATAGCCTCTATGGCTCGCCTATTGAGTCCACGACATACAAGTTTGCAAAGTGCCTCAAAAACCGCTTCGGCGTCATTGATGGCATCACAGACCACGATTATATCACCAACAGCTACCATGTCAATGTTCGTGAAGCGATTGACCCATTCGACAAGTTGGAAATTGAAGCCAAATACCAAAAGTTAAGCCCCGGCGGTGCTATCAGCTACATTGAATGCGCTGACCTTACTGGCAATACTGAAGCTGTACTTGAGGTTATCAAGTTCATCTATGACCACATCATGTACGCCGAACTGAACACCAAATCCGACTATTGCCAAGTTTGTGGTAGTCGTAAAGAGATGGAAATTGTCGATGAAGGCGGTAAGCTTTCATGGCGTTGTTCTGTATGCGGCAATACTGACCAGAGCAAAATGAATGTGGCACGTCGCACTTGCGGATACATCGGGACACAGTTCTGGAATCAAGGTCGCACGCAGGAGATTAAAGAGCGCTATGTTCATCTTGATAATCACGAGGTGGATGAATGAACTATGCAAGTTTACGCCGTATGGATATTTCTAATGGCGTTGGTATTAGAAGTTCCCTATGGGTATCCGGTTGCCAATTCCATTGCCCTGAGTGCTTTAACAAAGACCAACAAGACTATGGCTATGGCCAGATGTACACAGAAGCCACCATGGGCAAGATTCTCCAAGAGGTTGCCAAGCCGTATAACAGCGGCTTGAGCATCCTTGGCGGCGACCCTATGTGGCAAAACATGGATGGTATGGCAGACCTTGAGCGGCTATGCAATGCCGTACATGAACTCGGCAAGACCGTATGGCTCTGGACTGGCTTCACATGGGAAGAGCTGACCCAGCTTGGCCAAAGAGCCGATGCTACGCAACTTATGCGCTATGACCTGCTGACCCATGTTGATATGCTTGTGGATGGCCGCTATGAGGCTAATCTCAAAGACCCGACGCTGGCGTGGCGAGGCTCAAGCAATCAACGCGTGATTGATGTTAAGGCGTCGCTTCATAACGACGAAATTATTTTATACAAGGAGGCAAGCAATGTATAGATTTTTTAATGGTACGCTCAACCATGCGAAAGGCTTGATTTGCGATGTTAAGGTGTCCAGCAAATTTGCGCCGTATACCGAACCACAGGTTGGCGATTATATCAATCTACCACCTGATGCCAACGACCTTGATCAAGAGGTTTGGGTTATCAAGGAGCGCGTGGTTTGGCCCGACCAGATTGAGTATATGTGCGAACGATTTGTTTGGGAGGATTGACCTATGCCGAGTATCACCAACGTAGAAGTCTATGGCGTTGAACGCGCCATCAGAACGGCAAAGTATCCCAAGGCGGTTGAGCTTGATAGCTTGACCGCCGACCTCACCAGTGGTATTCAGGCGTGCTTATCTTGTGACACAGGTGAAGGACACGACAACGCACTCAAAGGTCCAATCGTCCAGTTTGACCTTACCATGAGCCAGAACGCATGGATGCAAGCCGAGCGCTACCATTGGTTCGACATCGTATCAAGCCAGAGCAAAATGCACAAAGCGGCGGCATTCGACCTCAAACAGCAATGCAATCGCTATGTTGATAGCCGTATTATTGACGTATGTAATGAAAAGATTGCCGAATACAAGCGGTTGATTGAGCTTAACAAGAAGTCATTTGACCCAAAGCGTAATGCCCTCATCGACGAGGCATATCTGGCTGTGCTCTACAATATTCCCTGCGGCTTTGAACTTACGGCTGGCATGACCACGAACTATCAGCAACTCAAGACCATCTATCAGCAACGCCATCATCATCGTCTTCCTGAGTGGAAGATGATTTGCGATTGGATTGAAACGCTCCCAAGATTCATGGAGCTTACACAGAGAGGAGAACCGAATGGAAATTAAAATCAAGCGCCTGACACCTACGGCGCAAATTCCCAAGAAAAATTTTACCAGTGATGCGGCGTTTGACCTTTACCTTGATGCCCCTGACGCCATCTACCATGAATGGAATGGCGGCGTTGAAGTCAAGGCGGCAAGAGGCATCAAGATTCGCCCTAATGAAACGGTGATGCTCCATACGGGTATTGCCATGGAAACGCCGATTGGCTACTATTCCGCCATCTATGCCCGTAGTGGCCTTGCTTGTAAGCAGGGGCTTAGACCGGCTAATTGCGTTGGCATCATTGACGCAGCCTATCGTGGCGAGCTGATTGTTGCCCTTCACAACGATAGCAATGACACACGCATCGTGTGTCATGGCGACAGAATCGCACAGATGGCCATCCTTCCCGTGCTTGACGTGAATCTCGTTGAATCAGATAATTTATCTGAAACTGAGCGTGGTTCTGGCGGTTTTGGCAGTAGTGGCAAATGATACGCCACCCAACTTTGCGTTGATTCTGGCTATCAAAACATAGATAAATAATCAAGAAAAAAAAATAGGGAACAGGCAGATGCTTAATACATCTAACCTGTTCCCTAAAATTTTTACGTCTGAGGCGTTTCCTCAAGCTCAACTGTGAGCGTCTGGTCTTTGTCGTTCGTAATGGTGAGGTGCTTGCCAGTATAGCCCTCATATTCCACATTGACACCATATTGGTCGCCAATGCCAGACAGCAGGAACGACTTGCCGCCAACCTCAATCGGCTCGACCTCTTCGCTGTCAGCATCAACAACCTTAACACCAGCGGCTTCAGGGTCGGTAACAACCGTCAGGATAAAGCCATCCTGTAAGTTGACAATGCCGTCCTCAACCTTGAAGAAACGACCATCAAGGCCAACGCCGCAGTTGCCGCGCGCATAGATAGGCTCGCCAACCTCTTCGCCCTCGGAGTTGTGAAGCGTGATGACTTTGCTATTGCCGCACTTGGCAACTTTGAACAGCGCACCATCCCAAAGCTGGCCGCAAGTCGATACCGCGTTTGCCACATCCACAGACGTAGCTCCAGCGTCGCAGATGATATTCTTGATAAGTTTGAGGCCGTCACCGAGATTCAGGCCTCCACACCATTTAGCCATATATAATCAATCCTTTCTATAATTTTCCCGTCAGGCCTTGTCAACCCATGCCAGAGCGCCATCAACCACGCCAAGCACCTTGCCCTCAGCAGAATCAGTGATGGTGGGTAGGAGGCCGTAGACCTTGCTGTCAACATAGACCTTGGTTGCCGCATCTTGGCTCGCCGTAGGATTGGCAAGGCTGGTGATGCGATGGTTGTTCATGTCAGCCTCAGATTCAATCGCCACAGCCGTATCAGCCTCGCCACTGATGCTATGGACGCCAAAGATGGCATGACCATCAAGCTGGAGGTCACCAGTCATAGGCACAGAGCCATCTGCCGCAAAGCCGCCATCCAGCACGTTAAGCACTGGACGGCCAAGCTCATCGGTCGTATATTTGAATTGCGCGGCATTCAGCAGATAGCCGCCATCTGCCGCGCGAATCGTTTTGGAATTTGCCATAGGGCATCATCCTTTCTTAAGATAAAATTTTGGAACAATGGTTAAGAGCCGAGATATTTGAGGTAGACAGCGCCGTCATTTGCGGATGTAGACACTGTATTTGTGTCCGCGCTTGTTCCAGACCCATAAAACAAACCATACGACGTATATAATACTCCGCTCGTAAAAGTGGCTACGGAAGAATATTGGCTACTTGAGCGATTGCCGACAGCGCCTTTGTTTCCAGCCGCAGAACCACCAGAGCTCGACGAAGACTGACCTCCAGCACCTACAGAATATTCGCCAAACGTTGTACCCGTACCGGCGGTAGCAG